GACTTGACCCAGACGTTCTTGCCGGTTTTGAGCCTCCTAAGGTGGCCTCTGCGGTCGTGCAGGCGGGGTGATGCGTGTGTACCACCCTTGAGGTCTTGGCGGGGCTTGGATGGCTCAATCCACACCGTTTTCCATTCGTAGGTCGGCAGCTTGCCCTGCTGTACCTTGCGGCGGTTGGTATAGGTGTCTTGCATAGATGGAATGTAAGCCTCAATACGCTGGTCCATGGCGCTATACCAAACACCAATCTGCGCCAGCATGATCTCTGCCAGTTCCTTGTCTATCGGCTCATCATCACTGACTGAACCGTAACGGATGTTGTCATCTTCGATGAAGTAAAACATCGCGGGGATAGGGCGCAGCCTTGTGCCGCTTGGACCCTTCCACATTGACACCGTGATGCCCTCATCTGGGTCGGTCCCGGACACCAACATCAGAACCTCATAGCTCGGGTGGCTACGAGTCTTTCCCCTCCAAGTGACAAAGCATTTGTCAAACGGTGGGCGATGCGTCATCACAGGCTCAAGGTTGGCGTGTTGATGCTCTGAGAACGCCCCAGTCAGATCGAACCATTTGATGTCCACAATGTCAATGCCTGCGTCAGACATCAGCTTCATAGATGATCGAACAAGCTGCGTTGTCATTTTCCCCTCCCTCTCAGCATCTCCGCACGGCAGTCGTTCCATCCTTGGATGTACTCAAGAGTCTCGCTCGTGTCAGTGTGGTGAATTGCATCGGGTACGGCTAAATGTTTTGCCAGTGCTTCAGCACGAACAAGGCTTGCAAAAGCTTCCAGCTTTTCAATGTTAATTGGCTCACCCGTCACAAAGTCATAAGGCATCTTGACTTGACGGGCCAATTCTTTGATGTCTCTCACAAGCAACTCCTTAAACTCATTAGCGTAAGCATTAGGGCAATAAACGCTACCACCACCCAGACCAACTGCTTGTCGGCAGGGGTGGGCTTGTCCTCGTCTTCGGGGATCATGGTTGTTTACCTTGGTTAAGGGCATTGGTCATCTCCTCCACGTAGTCAGCCTCAGCTTCCTGCCATGCTAGAACCAAGGCATCGGACCACATCAGCCCGTGCTGGCCGATAAAGTCGCTAATTGCCACACCCAGCTTCTCAATAGAGATCATCTCGTTGCCCCGCCTCCAGCACAGGCAAGGACTGCCCACGATTTGCGGTCTTCCGCAGTGGCCGCAGTTGTATAAGGATGCAGTCATCATCTGTTCTCCGAGGGTACGAATTTAAACGCCTTGTTTGCGTTGATAAGCCCGTAGGGGCTGGCGGTAAAGTTATGACCCTTGTAGCAGTCATAGCAGTATTGCGTTGGCGACTTGATGTCGCACTTGCACTTGCGGCAGAATTTCCACGGCTTGCGCTTGATGGCTTTCTCACGTTCTTCGGGCGTCATGTGTTTTTGGCTTTCAAAATGGCTTCGGTTTCATCAAAAATGCTGCCTTCTGTTCTCAAAATTGCATCGCGTTCATCTTCAGTCAGCCCTTGCCACTCACGGTTTGGTAGTTCTTTTTTTGCAAATGTCATGGCTTGCCCGAGCTTCTTAACAAGTACCTGCTCAATCAATGGCGTTATGACCTCTTGCAAATAATCAAGCAACGCATCTTCTTGTTTGGGTGTCATTTGATGATCCTCAGAAAAGCACCACACCGGGCGCAGTGGTACAGAGGCTGGCCTTCGACAGGCTCCCAGCGATGCTTACAGTCGGCGTATGCGCTCATGCTGTGTACTCGATGGCTTGTAGCTTGGAGATGCGCTCAGTGATCTCCATCAGGGTTTTTTGGTAGTCTGCCATGACCTTGAGCTTGTGCTTTTCCAGAGCTGCAATCTTCTGTGCCCGTGGGTCGTAGTTGTCAGGAACCTCGATCTCGATCTCCTGCTCACCAATGTAGGTGCGGTGTTCACAGTCATCTATCTTGACGTACATGACAACATACTCGCACGTCTCTTCCCAAGAGTATTGCTGGTGGTAAATGTGGGCGGTGACTTTGACTTTCATGATTGCTCCTTTGATGGGGCCGTAGCCCCGGTTTAATTAAATGGCGCGTGCCATTTTGATGTGGATGATTCTCTGCACGACCTTGTGACGTGAGGTGCCTGCCTTAGCTTCGGCCACGGTGTCGAAGCCCCGCACGCCACAGCCTTTGTCGTCTTCAAAGTCCCACCCTTTTTCAAGGGTGACAATGATGCTGTTGCCTTGGCTGCGCTCGTCGTCGATGTGGGCAACCCAGTGGCGCGAGGCCAGCAGGGTGTCGAGTGTTTTGCTCATGCTGGCCTCCGATTAACGTGCGGTGTTTTTAGCGATGTAGGCGGCACACTCATCAAGGTCTCCGATAAACAAAGCCTTGATGGTGGACTGAACATTCACAGGACGCGAAATGTACGCATCGCTGTATTTGCTCCAGATGACTTCGTACATGGTCAGCCCCTGATTAACGTGAGGTGGTTTTGATGGAAAACACAGCAGTCACGCTGGTGTACTGAGCGACGATGCTGTCGGCAACACCGATGTCAGCAATCATTTTTTTGTAGTCGATGACGGTGCGGTTGGCTTCGCAGTAAGTGGACTTGAACAATGCGCCCTCGAAGACCTTGGCTTCGCCTTTGGATGCAACGTCCTTCATGGCGTCTTTGATGGCATCTGCTTGCTTGGTCAGCGTAGCGATCTGAGCCAACAGGGTGCCGAGTTCGTCAGCAGAAGCAGGAGAAGTGGTGATGGTTGTCATGTCGTTTCTTTCGTTTACACAGCGTCTTTGCTGTAGGTGTATTTGAACACAAAATTCAAGGTTCACAACACCTTTTTGAAAATAAATGCAAAAAAAATCTAAGTAGTTTCCCTAAGTCGGCGGATTGTGACGTCCAAGGCATCCAGCTCGTCCATCTTGGCAATGGCCCACGCCCGTCTCTGGCCGTGCCATCCCATGAGGGAGCCTTGGTGGCAGGACTTGCACAGGGCCACGCAGGTGTACTGGCGGTGCTGCTTGACGTGGTGGGCGTCACTCGGCCCCGGGGCGTCACAGACACTGCAAGGCAGCTCCTTGACCAGCGCCAGATGACGACGCTCGGCGGCGTTGATTTTGTTGTTCATACAAAAAGCAATTCTTGTGTGGCTACAGTCCCGCCAGCGTCATAACGTGTGCTGTCACCTTTTGGGTAAGGCAAAACTTTATAAGTCAGGTCACTCATCATTTGCTTTTTCTGGTACTTGTTGCCGACAAAAAATACGTATCGGTGCTTTCTTGCCCTCTCCACAAAATAGACGTTCTCTTCACCGTACCTCTCGATCACTTCTGCATTGGTCAAGCCGTGTGCATAGGTAGCATGATGCTGATGTTCCAGCCCTTTTACTTTAGGGTCTTTGAACTTGCTGCTTAGGCCCGTATACAAAAAGTTTGTGGCTTGGTACACGTACCCAACGTGACCTTGCTCTGTGTCGGCGTAAGACACAACAATAGTTGGTTTGGGCAGCATTTGCATTGACTTGGCTACAAACTCAGATGCAAAGTTTTTTTCGTTGTTGCAGCAAAGTCTGTTTAGCTCAAATACGTGGTCTGTCCATTTCCTACCACACACACCCTGTCGTAGTGTGCTGCTGGCCGAAACGCCGTAGGTAACCACGCCTACCAAAGTGTTGTCCACGTATGCTCCAAACGCATAGCTAATTGGACACATACGCCGTGCATAGTGTTTTTTAAGCAACCACGGCTCGGTCTCTTCGCTTTTAATTGGCAAGACAATCATTGAACTCATAATGTAGCCTTCTCAACGTGACGGTTGCTGGCCTCCTGAGACCGCCAGACCTCGATTCTTGCTTGGGCGGCTATCAGCATCCACCGAAGGCGTTCGCGCTTCTCTACGGCCTGTTTTAAGGCCTCCAGATGGTCCTTGTAACGCTTGCTGGCGTAGGCCTCGCGCTCTTGCATGGCAGCGGTCTTGTAGTCGCCCTCGGTCTCGGCGATACGCATCATCTCGGCCTTGATGGTCTTGCGCATCTCCTCCATGTAGATCTTGTTCGCCTCAGCCTGCGCGTACTCGCCGGACTGGGCAATCATGTAGTCGACGGCGGCTTGGGGGTCAATCAGTTTTTCGCTCATGCTGTCATCCTTCTCATTTTTCGTTGATTAAATTCTTTGTTCACAAGGTCGATGGCTTTTTCCATGTCCTTGATAGTGACCAGATCCATCTGTGCATCGTGCAGCTCCATGATCAAGTTCAGGTGGCTCATCTCCTGAGCCTTCAAAATAAAGCGGCCAGTCTGTACGCCGCGCCTGCCCAAGTCGTGCAAGGCATTGAGTCCGTCCTTCACCACGTCGCCGTACTCTCTGCCAAACCCGAGCCGGTACAAGGCCTCAACGACATTGACCATGTTGATCAGCGCGTCGACGTCCTCCTTGCCGGCAAGCCCTTTGGTTAAGTTGCTCATTGCGCCGTGGTTCTTGATCTTCAGATCGACCAAGTAGCTGTCGTGGGCACGGACGGGCCGGAAGCTCTCCAGCACGTACAGCAGTGGATTGACCAGCACGGGTTTTGGCCGGTAGGCGCTGCGTTTTCTCATGCGACCTCCACGATCATCTTCCCGGGCTTGTTGCCGTACTCGCGGTAGATCGTGACGGGCTGGAACTGGCGGTCATCCACACCCAGTGCGTCAGCCATGCCGTCCAGCCCAGCCTTGGCCGCAGCCAGACAGTTGTCGGTGTCCCTGAGACGCTTGTCGGGCATCACAAATGTGATGGTCAGGGCCACGTCTTGATCGGTTGATACCCAGCCGTTGATTTGACCTTTTGTCAACCACGCACTGTTGTCACGGTACAGCGTCTTGGCCTTGTGTGTCACGGTCCAGTGCGTACCCTTGGCCCGGTTGGGGAACAGGCACGCCGGTGGGAAGTCCAGTTCGATCTTCATCACCGCAACCGGTTCATGATGGCGATAGCAGCGTTCACAAGAGCCGTGGACAGCTCTCCCTCGTCTTCCTGCTCCGCAAGGCGCTTGCAGACCTCTGCGCAGGCTTGGCGCTCCATGAAGATGGCATGCTTGGTGGTTTGGACCGCTACCTGCATGATCTCGGCCTTGCCCAGCGCCAGCGCCTCGTCAAACTCTTGCTGGGTGAAGAGGGTGACATGTCCACCACCACTCAGGATTTGACGGGCCAAGCCCGACAGTTCTTTTTTCTCAGACATTTGCTTTCTCCTTGTTCATGCGGGAACGTAAATCGTTGAGGGCTTCTGGCCCACGTCTCTTGGCGATGTCATCGCAGACTTGCAGCCACCATGATCTGGCGGCTACGGACCCGACCTCGCCAGTCTTGGTCTTGTGCCGTCTCAACCACTCCCGGGCCTCGCAGTTTTTCATGTGCTCTAAGGTCTCCGGTGACCCATAAGGATCGTCGTACTGCGGACGAGGAGACGGGGCGACCCTCACGGACTGCGTCGAGGTTTTTCTTGGCTTCTTCATAGGTCATCACCACTCCTCGCCATGTTGGCCTTCATCTCTCGCTTGAGCTGGGCCAGCTTGGCAAGGGCCTCGGACTTGAGCATCTCCGTTCGGGCCTTCTCGTACTGGGTCGGCTGGCGCTCAATGCGCAGGACAGGCTTAACAGGGATGGCAGGGCCATCGTTGCAAGTCTTGCGGAACGCAATGGCCGATGGGGGCATGTTGGCCGGAAGGTGGCTCAGGGCGTAGTCCAGCGTGGGCTTGTAGGTCAGGAACTTGCCCAGCTCCTTCTGCCAGACCGAGCGCACCAGCTCAGGCTCGACCTGCTCCCAGTGACGGGTGAAGCTGGCACCATAGACGGCGCTCATGTAGCCAAAGATGTAATCAAGGCCCTGCTCAGGCGTGCAAAAATCAGTTTCCGAGTAATTTGACATTGTTGCCACTCCCTAAAAGTCCACGGGTAAGGCCACTGATGACCTTTGCATTGCGATCACCTTGGGTCTCAAATGACCCCCGGGTCTTGCCTTCCTTTTCCCACCAAGCTGCCTTGAATGCTGCCCAGCCACGCAGGCAGCACTCTTTGATCATGGCGTCAACAGTGAGGCCTGCTTTCTGGCACTCAGCCTCCAACTGGCTCCACGCTGTCTCCGTGAGAGGCAAATTCTTGGCTTTACGGATCTCCAACCAGTCACTCCACACCTTGGCATCAACGCCCGAAGGGCAAAGCACCGCAGGTGCTTTCTTCTGTGTCTTGGGTTTTGTGTCTTGTGTCTTGGGTACTGTGTTATGTGTAGCATTGCGTTCGGATTGCGCTGGCAATGCGTTCGCATCAAACTTTTCCTTTTGCCAACGGGCCTTTGCACTCTCGGAGGCCTTGCGGGACTTCTCCCCGGTCTTCTCGATCTCCTTGCTGATGCGCTCTTTCCACCAACCTTCTGGTGTGCGGTCGAAGAACTCTTGCAGTACGGACGCAATGCAGTCGCTATGCGAACGCATACGGACCAGCTTAGAGATTTGCTCTATGTCGTCAGGGAGTGGGCGCTCGTGGAGGTAGCACCAGTCGAGCATTCGCCGGTAGGCAACGTCCTCCAGCGGCTCAAGATGAGCTGTGTGCGACTGATAGTCGCCAATGTTGAATTGGTAGTAGTGCATGTCAACCTTACTTCGTCGGTTCGCTTCACTGAAGAAACATCGGCAGGACGGTGAAGAATCGTCTTTTCGGGAGCTACCCTAGCCGGTTTCAAAAAAATCATATCATCCAAAAAGGTCCGGGCGCAAGTCCTCGCGTGTCACCAGACCCCCTGTAGCAGTCTCCAAGGCCCTTGCCAGCACTGGGCTTGGCTGGACCTTCTCAGCGATCAACTTGGACATCCACTCAGCAGTGATCCCAAGATGTCGGGCCATCTCAATCTTTGCGCCACGAGGCTCTTCGGAAAAGTACTGTTGCAGGTTCATGCGGTTGATTGTACATTGAACACTCGATTCAACAAGACCCTGCGCTGCACTCAAGTATTCTTGTACATGAAATTCAAGTTGTGGTGTAATGCAGCTACGCCATGTGGCGTGTCACTCGAAAGCAAATCATGAAAGCAAACAACTTCCACAAGTGTGTCCCGTACACCACCAAGACCGGTCTCCAGATCGGTATCGCCTACACCCCCCCACCCCAGCAGCTCACGCAAGATGCGGAGATCATCCAGTCCGCCTTGTTGGGTCAGCCAACGCCTGTCATGCAGCGCAAAGGCCTGATGGTCTACGCCGTGATCGTTTTTGTTGCGTTCTTGATTCTTGCGGCGGTGATCAAATGAAAGTCAAGAACTCCACCATGCAGGCTTTCCCGTTCATCGAGCCTCACGAGGACGACAACATCAAGGCCTACCACCCCGGCATGACCATGCGCGATGAATTTGCCAAGGCAGCAATGCAGACAATTTTGGCAAGTCAGTATGAAGATGGGATATATGTCGGTGATTTAGACAACGACTCTGAACATACGTGCGCAAGAAGTGCATACGTCATGGCTGACGCAATGATGAAAGCGAGGAAGTGATGCTGACGCCCATCAAGTGCCAGTGGTTTACCAGCCGATCCAAGGTCGGCATTGTCATGGCCGAGGACGAACTCGGTGAAATTTTCTATCTGATCGGAACAGGTGATGGACTCAATGAAATTATCGACGTCAACCTCATCACAGCTTTTGGCGCACCGTTCCCCTACTTCATTGGTGATGCACTCTTTGCAAGAGGAGCACCAGCAGTGGCTAAACGACCCGCAAGCGCAAAGCGAGTATCAACAGTGGCTAAGAAAGGAGCACCAGCGAAGAAAGCACCTACCAGATCCCCTAGAAAGTCGTGAAAGTAATTTAAATTTTGGAGAATGACATGAGTTTTTTTGTTGAATCAAGTGGAAATAAAGAGTTCAAGATGGTCCCGCCCGGGAGCCACCTTGCCCGGTGCTATCGCATCGTTGACGTGGG